TACAACGACTGGAACCCGTTCGAGCGCGTAGACCCGGCAATCATTGAAGACATACACAAACGCCACGATCACAACAAGATCGTTCACACACTAGAAGATGATGAGGAGTACGCATGAGCACAGGAACAAAGGCTGACGACTTGCAGATCAGCGGCAACCACTACAAAGAGATGGCAGTGCAGCCGTGGGAACTGATGGAGTCAGTGCTGACGCACGAGGAGTTTGTCGGCTATCTAAAAGGCAACGTTATCAAGTACGCACTGCGTGCTGGACGCAAAGACGGCAGCGATGACTTGGGCAAGTGCAGACACTACATGCTGAAACTGGCGGAGGTACAAGATGCCGTGTCATAAGTGTCCTATGCTGCGGTCAACGCCGGAGCTACACCGACACCTGATCGGCAACGCGGCTGAAGTCATCGCGCAGTATGGTGGCTTCCCATGCCACGACAGACATCCAACACACCATGCGCTTACCGCAATCATGGATGGCACAAACACGTACGAGAGTACTGACTGTGTGGGGTACAAGATGTTCTTGGCCAACCAAGAAACGCCCGGTCGATTCCCGGAGGTTGTGGACACATGCCATCAACTGGCGGAGGTACAGAACAAGGGCTAGGCGGTATACAGTTGTGATGTGTGTAAGCCTAGTAGATGCGACCACAACATCACGGACAGCAGTGGTGCCTAGCCTTTGGATTACTACTGCTGTTCGACTTTCCAACCGCGAAGCGAGGGGGCGCGGAATCTACTTGACCCCCTCACCAATTCAAAGGAAACTGTATGGCATCGACACCGGAAGTAAAAGTAAAAAAGCAAATCAGGAAACTACTTGATGAGCTAGGCGTGTACTACGCTATGCCAATAGGCACAGGCTACGGCAACTCAGGGGTGCCAGACTTTCTAGTATGCGCCAAGGGTATGTTCATTGGCGTGGAAGCAAAGGCAGGGAAGAACAAACCCACCCTGCTTCAAGAAGAACATCTGCGCCGCATACGAAGCGCAGGGGGAGTGGCAATGGTGGTTAACGAAGACAACATAAACGAACTCAGAAAGGTATTGACATGAACGAAGAAGAACGTATGGAAGCTCGATTGGCAGCAATGTCAGACGAAGAAAAAGCACACTTCAAGATGGTGGTGCTTGAACTCATCCAGTGCTACGGCCCTGATGGGAAGCAAGCGGTCATCCTGTTTCACGGTAGCGACAAGCTGGGCGGTATCGTCACACTCAACTGCAACGAGATGGAGGCGGCAGAACTTATGCTGGAAGCCAACGATTTTTTCGGCTACTTGAACGTTATTGGCGCTCCCCCAAAGGAGGCATTTAATTGACTAAACCATTTGACAAGATAGTCGCCATCGACTTTGAAACTCGGTGGGACAGCAAAGACTACACGTTATCAAAGATGACAACTGAGGAGTACATACGTGATAAAAGATTTACAGCGTTTGGAGTATGCGTACATGAATTCGGAACCGATGCTCCTATTGAATGGGTTGGAGGAGCGGGACTATCTAAATACTTTTCTGGAGTCGATTGGGGACGAACCGCAGTGCTTGCGCACAACGCACAGTTCGATGTATCCATTATGGAGTGGGTATATAACGCCAGACCAGCATTCATCTTCGATACGCTATCAATGGCACGAGCTTTACGCGGCGTGGAAGTTGGAAACTCACTTGCAAAATTGGCAGCAGATTTTGGACTGCCAGCCAAAGGCACAGCAGTTTATTCAACTAATGGAATTCACAAGTTGGAACCCCACCTTGAACGAGAACTCGCTGAATACTGCAAGCATGATGTGTTTCTGTGCGAAGAAATATTCAAACGGCTGGCTGTATCCTACCCATCGAAGGAGCTACGACTTATAGACATGACGCTCAAGATGTACACACGCCCAATACTTGAGCTTGATAGCAAGATGTTGATACAAGCATTAACAGAAGAAGGAGAACTGCGTGAAGGATTACTTCAACGACTCGGCATACAAGAGGCTGAGCTTGCATCGAACCCGAAGTTTGCTGACGTACTTCAAAGCCTCGGGGTTACTCCCCCGACTAAGGTCAGTAAAACTACCGGCAAAACGGCGTTCGCTTTTGCCAAGAACGATGCCCTCTTCCAAGCGTTACTCAATGGTGAACGTGAAGACGTTGCCCTCCTTTGTGAAGCACGCCTTAAAGTTAAATCCACGACAGAACGAACGAGGGCACAACGATTCTTGGACATCAGTCAGCGCGGCAAACTACCGGTTCCGCTATCGTATTACGGTGCTCTCTCGGGTCGCTGGACGGCGGCAAAGGGAAGCGCCATCAACATGCAAAACCTCAAGCGCGGAAGTTTCTTACGCAAGGCAATTATGGCTCCCACTGGCCACCAACTCGTTGTGGGCGACCTCTCGCAAATTGAGCCGCGAGTGCTCGCGTGGTTGGCTGACTACACAGATATGCTCGACATCTTTAGGGCTGGTGGCGACCCTTATGCGGCCTTTGGAAGCCAGATGTTCAACATACCGAACCTCACCAAAGACTCGCACCCTGACCTCAGACAGTCGGCTAAAAGCGCGTTACTTGGATGTGGCTACGGACTGGGTTGGGCTTCATTCGCTTCCCAACTCCTCACGGGCTTTCTTGGCGCACCGCCTGTTAGGTACTCCAAGGACTTTGCCAAAGCACTCGGTGTAAGTTCTGAGTACGCAAAAGAGTTTGCCAAGTGGGACGGCAACGACACCAAGCTATTTGACATCCCCCACACTTGTTCTGATAAAGATTTGCTGGTGCATGCCCTTGCCGCCAAGGCAATCATAGACACCTACCGCCAGACCGCTTGGCCTATTGTGTCGATGTGGGGGTTGTTCAGTGAGCTTATACACAGATGTTTGTATATGGGTAAAGAGTACACGCACAAGTGTTTGACATTCCGCAAGGGTGAGATAGAATTACCAAATGGAATGAAACTTCTGTACCCGAATCTGCGTCCTGAGTTAGACGAAAAAGGCAGAACGCAGTGGGTGTACGGCGAACACGCAACGAAACTATACGCAGGTAAGATAACGAATAATGTGACGCAAGCGCTTGCCAGAATCGTGATGACGGATGGCATGTTGAGGGTAGCGAAGAAGTACCCCATCGCTGGCACGGTGCACGACGAGTTGATTGCCGTTGTACCGGATGAAGAAGTTGTTGACGCGAAGACTTGGGTCTTGGCGCAAATGACTATGGAGCCGAGTTATATGCCGGGGATACCTCTGGCCGCTGACGGTGGTGCACACCGTAGATACGGGTTAGCAAAATCATGAGGAGAAGCACATGAAGATACCCAAGAAAATAACAGTGGGCACCAAGACCTACGCAATCATCAAGGTCAGGAAAGCAAAGACAAAGAACACCCTTGCCGCGATTGACTATCAGCACGGCATCATCTGGATGGCAACACACGACATGCAGGACAACAGGCTAGGCAACGCAGAAATGGCTGACACGTTCTGGCATGAGTTGACACACGCAGTACTGCACGACATGGGGCACGACTTGTGTTACGACGAGAAGTTTGTGACAGCGTTTGCCAACCGCCTATCCCTATCTGTGGACTCAGCCCAACTATGAAAAAGCTAGCATGGTCACACTCCTCCCTCAAAGACTTTGAGGGTTGTCAGCGCCGCTACCAAGAAGTCAAGGTACTCAAGAACTACCCGTTCACAGAGACTGAAGCAACGCGGTACGGCAATCAAGTCCACGAAGCATTGGAGTTGTATGTCAAGGAGGGCAAGCCAATACCTCCTGCGTACGCACAGTTCCAACCTGTGGTGGATGCGTTGCTGAATAAGTCTGGCCGTAAGCTGGCAGAGTACGAGATGGCGTTGACCACAGACCTATTGCCAACGAAGTGGAAAGCGGATAACGTATGGGTGCGTGGTATCGCAGACCTGCTAATTGTTGATGACGAAAACCTGACCGCATGGGTGGCAGACTACAAGACCGGCAACAACAAATACCCAGACCGCGATCAGCTTGTGCTCATGTCCATCATGGTGTTCGCACACTTTCCCCACATACGCAGGGTTAACTCTGCGTTATTGTTTCTTGTAAAGAACGACATTGTGAAAATGGCAATGACCGCAGACGATGCAAAGAAACATTGGTGGAGCTACCGTGAACGCTACGCTCGGCTAGAAGCATCTTTTGCAAACGATGTGTGGAACCCAAATCAAACGCCTCTGTGCGGTTGGTGTCCGGTGAAAACATGCGAGTTCAATCCAAAACACTAAGGAACACTCATGCCTTATAAAAATCCAAAAGACCGTGCGTCGTATGCCAAGTACGAACAGAAACCAGAAATCATTAAAAAACGAGCCGCTCGAAATAAAGCACGCGCAATGCTTATGAAAGAAGGACTTGTACACAAAGGAGATGGAAAAGATGTCGACCATAAACAACCCCTATCTAAAGGCGGGACTACAAAGCGCAGCAATCTCAGTGTCAAGTCCGCTTCAAATAACCGCAGCTTCGCACGGAAGTCTGACCACAGCATTAAGTAGCGGTGTAGTTCGCGCAAAGGCGTTTGTTGACAGTGAAGTCACAACTGCAATGCTTGAATCCGAAGCGTTCAATATTCCTGTCAGCAGGTTGATTGATGTGTGGGAAGCACGTTTTGGAAACAAGTGGATAGATTTAGAAACATTAGAGGGAGACGAGTTCTTTAGCAGTGCGTTCAAGAGACTTAAACAACTCGGAGAAGTTGAAGTCCATTTTTTAACAGACAGAGCGCGGTACGTGTGCCGCATGCCAGAGCAATAACAGGAGAAGCAAATGGGAAGAATGAAAGACTTAGGTCAACAACTGCAAGACAGATTAGATGCTTACGCTAACGCAGCACAAGGAGCACGAAATGCAGGTATGCAGAACATGGGCATGCAAGCAGCACAGAATGTGTATGGGGGAGGACTAGTAAAACAAAGATCAACAACAGTAAGCAACATGCGCGGCGTAGACAACCCCAACACGCGTGAAGCGTATGCTATCCCACTATCAAGACTGGTAGATATGTGGCGTATAAAGTTTGAGGATACGTGGATAGACGTGTCTGAGCTAGAAGAAGAGTTCTGGATGGACGCATCGTCGAGACTTCATAGAAACAACCTGATGGAAGAGATTGAGTTCAGAGAAAGCAACACGCCGTGGGCACGACTGAAGGAAGATGCTTAATGGAGATCGTTGACAACAAAGCGCTGATACTGCGCACACGCGACCCAAACAAATACAGCATCATTCCAAAGCACAAAATACTCAGTGAAGAAAACGGCATCTATCAAGTGGCTGTGTACTGGGGGCTTGATGAGAGCAGAGTGCTGAAGAACCTCGGTGTCAAAGATGTACCGTCTCCAATCAAAGGACGCTATGGTTGGCCGGGCAAGTACAAGCCTATGGCTCACCAGATTGAGACAGCGGCATTCTTGACACTGCATCGCAGAGCGTTCTGTTTTAACGACCCCGGCACTGGTAAGACGCTGTCTGCGTTGTGGGCGGCTGACTACTTGATAGAGCGTTCAGAAGTTCGCAGAGTGTTGGTGTTATGCCCCCTATCAATCATGCACAGCGCGTGGATGGGCGACATCATGAACAGCACCATGCACAGAAGCGCCATTGTTGCTCACCATCAACAAGCATCACGCCGCATAGAGATGATTCAACGTGACTACGAGATCGTCATTGCAAACTACGATGGACTGAACCTAATCGCTGATGAGATACGAAACGATGGCCGCTTTGATTTGATTATTGTTGACGAAGCCAACGCATACAAGAACCCATCAACACGGCGTTGGAAAGCGCTGGCATCAATCATCAAGCCTGAGACATACCTGTGGATGATGACTGGCACTCCTGCATCGCAGTCGCCTGTTGATGCTTATGGTCTTGCGCGTTTGGTTAACCCAAGCGGTGTGCCCAAGTTTCAGACAGCGTGGCGCGACAAGGTAATGAACAAGATCAGCATGTTCAAGTGGGCACCAAAAGATAACGCACGGCCTCTTGTGTACGAAGCACTGCAACCAGCAATTCGTTTTACAAAAGATCAGTGTCTTGATTTGCCGCCAGTAATCACAGTGACACGTGAAGTGCCGATGACACCGCAACAAAACAAATACTATCGAATGCTGAAAGAGCAGATGATGGTGCGTGCGGCAGGGGAAATCATCAGCGCAGTCAACGCGGGTGTTGCCGTAAACAAGCTGCTACAAATATCTTGCGGTGCCGCGTACACAGACGACAGGGAGGTTGTGGAGTTCGACGCATCTCCTCGCCTACACGTGCTGGAAGAAGTGCTTGAGGAGACTGAACGCAAGGTCATCATCTTTGCGTTGTTCCGTTCCAGCATTGACACCATAGTGACGCACCTCACCAAGCAAGGCTACGCCGTGGGACAGATTCATGGTGACGTGAGCGCCAGCAAGCGTGGGCAGATCATTGGCGACTTTCAGACCACTGATAGGATACGCGTGTTGGTCTTGCAACCACAAGCAACAGCGCACGGGATTACCCTAACTGCCGCAGATACTGTTGTGTTCTTTGGGCCACTGATGAGCGTGGAGATGTACACGCAATGTATTGCTCGCGCTGATCGTAAAGGTCAAGACTCTGACAAAGTTACTGTGGTACACATTGAATCAAGCCCGATTGAGAAAAAACTATTCAAGGCTATGGAGGGTAAAGTTGACGAGCATAAACTGCTTGTAAACATGTTTGACAGCGAAGTAAAAAATATTTAAAGAAAGGAGTTGCATTGGATTTTGTTCCGTGTATGATGTTAAACGTTAGACAAAACAACAGGAGAAGCAAGTGACTACAACAATAGACGATGACGCTCCCGCACAAGAGGAGCACAACGAATTAACCACTGTCCCTATGGACAAGTTGGCTAAGGTGTACCGTAAGATGGCGGCTCGAATTCAAGAGCTGACTCAAGCGTACGAAAACGAAGTTGAGGAAATCAAGCGGCAACAAGACACCGTGAAGATCGCACTCAAAGATCAGATGCTTGCACTAGGCATGTCCTCTGTGCGCACTGACCAAGGCACTGTGGTGTTGTCAACAAAGACACGCTACAACACACAAGACTGGGATTCATTCAAGACATTCGTGCTTCAACACGAAGCCGTTGATTTGTTGGAGAAGCGTATTGCGCAGACCAACATGGCGACATTTCTTGAAGACAACCCCGGCCTCGTACCACCCGGATTGAACTCATTAACTGAGTACGCAATCTCTGTTCGCAAACCAACCAAGTAATCAGGAGAAATATCACATGACTAATGTGACGCTTTTTAACAAAGCAAACGTACCCGCGTTTGCAAAGAATCGTGAGGGCATGTCCTCAGTTGCCAAAGCTTTGGCTGGCGGCAGTGTGGATACAAGTAAACGTATCTCAATCAAAGGCGGCGTGTTCCGTCTGTACAGCGGCGGTAAAGAAATCGCTTCAATCGAAGAACGCTATCTGGACGTTGTGTTCGTTGCCGCTGCGCCAGACATTGGCCGCGTGTTCTACGCCAAGTCCTACGATGGTGAGGTGTCTGCGCCTGACTGCTGGTCGGCTGATGGTAAGACACCCTCTATTGATGCTGGCAACAGACAGCACTCCAACTGCAAAGACTGCCCACAGAATATTGCAGGGTCTGGTCAGAACAACAGCCGCGCATGCCGCTTCCAGCAACGTGTTGCCGTAGTGTTAGCCAACGATATGGATGGCGACATTCTTCAGTTGACCCTGCCAGCTAAGTCCATCTTTGGTGATGGTGAAGGCGACAACCGTCCGTTGAAGGC